AACAGTTGCTTGGAATGGGTATAGGTTCACAACTACAATATCAATAAGTCCAATACCATTTGCTTGACGGTCTAAGTCATGACCAGGATTACCACGTTGAGCAAGAATACCACCATGAACTTTAGGATGTAATGTCTTTACCCTACCACTAAGAATCTCTGGAGAACCAGTATACTCAGATACTTTACTTACGGGTATACCTGCATCAGCAATAACCTTTGCAGTTCCACCACTTGATATAAGATCATAGTTGTAATCATAATGTAATGCAGATGCTAAATCTACAATACCTTCTTTGTTAGATACACTTAATAATGCGTAAGCCATAATTCTTTAATGTAAAAAGTGACGTTTACCTGTACATACCATAGTCATACCAAGTTCATTACAAGCATCAATTGATTCTTGATCTTTAATACTTCCACCTGGTTGAATGACTGCTTTAATACCATACTCTGATGCTGTCCTTACTGTATCACCAAATGGGAAGAACCCATCACTTGCCAATACAGCACCTGCAATATCATCTTTAGCAGTTAATGCAATCTTAGCAGAACCAACACGGTTCATTTGTCCTGCACCAACACCCAAAGTTACTCCCTGACGAGCAACTACAATTGCATTAGAACGAACATGCCTTACTACCTTCCAAGCAAAAGTAAGATCAACTACCTCTTGCATAGTTGGTTCGCGTTCAGTAACAAACTTCCAATCAGAAGTAAAAGTTGTGACTGGTACGTTATCCTTCTCCTGTACTAAAATTCCACCCAAGATACTTCTAAGATTATACTTTCTAACCTTTATACCATTAACATCTAACTCAAGCAATCTCAAATTCTTCTTAGCAGAAAGAATAACTCTTGCTTCTTCACTAAACAATGGTGCAACTATACACTCATAGAAACTTTTAACTATCTCACCAGCACACTCAGCATCTACTACACCATTAAGTGCAATAATACCACCAAAGCAACTTATCCTGTCTGCATCCAATGCCCTAACAAGAGCATCATATAAAGTATCACCTATTGCAGCACCGCAAGGATTAGTGTGTTTAATAACAACACATCCTGGTTGTCCAGCAAACTCCTGTACCGTAGACACAGCAGCATCTAAATCAATAAGATTATTATAACTTAGTTCCTTACCTTGTAGTTGCTCTGCAGTTGATAACCCATCATCAGGGAAAGCAAACCATCCTGCTTCTTGGTGTGGGTTTTCACCATAACGTAAGGTCTGCCTAAGTTCTAAACCTGATACTAATTTGTCTCCAGTTATATCCATTTAATTAACCTCCTGCTGCGTCGCAACCAATGTGACTACCAACAACTGCACCTAATGGAATTGCCCACCAGCGGCCATCTCCTCTAGACAATGCAGCACCTGCACCACCACCTAATAATGCACCAGCAATCTTACCATCAGAACAATCATTCTCATCATACTCTTCATAAGTTCTTGTTCTATGAGTATTTTCATATGTTCTTTCTCTATTATATCTTCTGCAAGGATACTCAATTGTATCTGTCCAAGACTTTATATATCCAGGAGAATCTGATGTTCCTGGTACATACTCTTCCCTATATTCTTCTCTATAACAAGTATTAGTCTCAGAATACCCAGACTGTTGATGATGAGCGAATGCAGGAGTGCAACTAACAAGAATTGCACCAAGTATGCCACCAATTTCTTTTTGATAGAACTTGTTCATAATTTTCTTTGTTATACTATAACTATATACGAAAAAAGGGTTCCAGTCAAGGAACCCTGTGACACTTTATTTACAGGTCTCCCTGCTTTCGGTTCTCTGATTTATGAACATCAAACTCACCACCAGGATATCTTGCCTTCAATTTATCAACATTCATTTCAATTACTTCATCAAATGTAGTATCTAATGCCATACAAGCCTGTGCCAGATACCAACAAATGTCACCTAGTTCTCTCTTCATATGGAAAATATTATCTTCATTATATGGTTTCCCTTGAAGAATAATCTTCTTTACTACTTCTGTAAATTCACCTGCTTCAGCAGTCAATCCAAGTGCCGCAGTTAATAAACGTGGTACATCTGCATCATTCTCCACATCCAATGATGTTATACGAGAAAGCAATTCTGGTAAATCACTACTAGGTTTGCTTGTGACTCCAGCAACGAAGTCAAGGTATTTTACGGTATCTACTGTCATAGTAATTTTACCTTATCATAAAGTTCAACAACTTCTTTACTTGGATCTGGAATATGAGATAACAAATCTCTTAATGCTACTACTTGTTCAGCAGTTAATGTAAGTCCTCTATTTGTTGTAGAGGGTTCAATATTTGGTCGGTAGTTACTACCAACTGCGGGATATGGATCTGCCATAATTAGAATTTAAACTCAGAGAATGATTTCTTTGCCTTTGTTTCCCTATCATTATACTCTTCCTCTTTACCATTGTCAAGAATATCTTCCTGTGCAGTTTGTTCACAGTCATATAATCTCATCTTTGCTCTATCAATACCAATAACAAATCTCTTATTCATTGTAGGATCATTATAACGATTCTTTAACTGCTTAACCATTATCTGATTCAACCCTTCCAAGTCTTCTGTAGAAATAAGGGCAAACATAAGATCAGCAGTAGCAGGGAGTCCAAAAGATTCAGAGGTGTCAGTAAGCTCAACATCAGAACTACCGTAACCGCTACGAGTAGTTTGAGTGGCAGATACAATCGGAAGGTTCGCCTCAACTGCGAGACCCCGTAATTCTTCTGCGATTGCTTTGATGTAGGAATAGGAGTTGACATTACTTCCTGCTCTGTATCTTGATGAGGCACAAATATTCAAATAGTCTATGAATATTATATCAGGTCTAAATGACTTCTTCAAGGCCAACTCTTGTAACAATGACTTGAAGTGGCCGCTATGTGCTGATGCAGTTGGATACTCTTTAACAATCAAAGTCCCCTGTGTCTTCTGAGCAAGATTGTTTATCTTGGTCTCAAACATAGGTTTGGGTAAATCTGTTATATCTTGTATTGGAACATTAAGTAAATTAGCATCGATCCTCTCCGCAATCTTTTCCTCTGCCATTTCGAGAGTGATGTATAAGACGTTCTTTCCCTGGAGGAGAGCTGCGCTTGCCACATGACACATGAATAAAGACTTTCCAACCCCTGTGCCAGCAAGAGCAATGTTGAGAGTTTTATTCGGTAGACCGCCTTTCGTGATCTTATTAAAGTATTCGAGATCGAATTCAAGTTTGTCTTCCTTCCTGTGGTACGATTCAAACCTGGCTTCATAGTCTTGTAAGTAGTCATGTCCTATGTTGTTATCAAATGATACTGCTAGTGCATCAGAGAGAATAGATGGAATAGCATCCCGTCCTTTCTGTTCTCCTTTACCATCGGCAAGTTGAATAGATTCCATCAATGCCAAATAGATGGCACGATCCCTACACCATTTCTCTGTAGTATTTACTAACCATTCAAACTCAGAAGGTTCATCTTCTAAGTTACTAATCAGTGTAGTAATCTGCTTGAAGGATTCATCATTAATATCTTGTCTCTTCTCAGTCTCTATACATAATATCTCTTTAGTAGCAGGTTGATTATATTCAGTAACAAAACTCAGAATCTCCTCAAAGACAATACGCTGATTACTATCCTCAAAGTAATCAGCCTTAAGAAAAGGAATTACCTTACGGACATACTCCTCATTATATAAAAGATTCCTAAGAATCAAAAACTCAACTGTGTCCATGATGTGGGTTGTCTGGTGAATGCTTGATATCAAAAACAAAAGTGATCCGTTCTACTTCCCCAAGATTAACCGTTCCGTGTGGCATCTTATTATTAAACCACAAAAACGTCCCTGGGTCAACTACTACAGACTCATTGCCACAAAAATACTTATATTGGCCTTGTATGGATATATGGTATCTATCTCTTGTATGATAATAAGTTCCTTCATCTATATGTGCTCCAACCATACCATCAACAGGAAGGCCAAGGAACCCGCACCTATGAAGTTGTTTTCCATTGGTCAATTTCCTTACAAGTTTTCTAATCTCACTATGCCTGTCGTATGCAGGGGTTGGAATATTAAATTCAGAATCCCCTACAAAATCATTCTTCTTAGTAATAACCCCCATCATAAGTTGAAGATTATTAACAGGCACATCATCATATCCACGATCAACTAAAGAATAATGATGTTCAACTTCTTTCTGATTACCCCAATCCTCCGAATAGACCTCAAGTTGTTTCAGAACTTTCTTTATAGAAATTCCTGTCTTGATGACTTTGATATTCTTCATGACCCATAACTAAACTCTTTCTGTGATATTTCATCTAGTGCTTGAAGAACATCATCTGTAAA